CATAATACATAGGAGGAATGACCGGGTGAATTCCCCAAAGAAAAACCGGGGCGTATTTCAACCCCGGCAGTTAGTTTTGGTTTCTTATGACCCACTTCTAAGGTTTGCGTAGTAAGGATGACAGGCGGACCCACTTTGAATTGCGTTTGCAATCCCTCTACCAATACTCTGGTTTCCTATGTCTGAAGGATGATAGCCATCAGAAGGAGTCAACCCATAGGAGCTCAAAGTGTATTCCGTGTTTACCATGTAAATAGCACCATAGTCAGTGCATTTTTGATATGAAGGAATTACTTGATCTTCAATAATATACCGGATTGTTGAGTAGTTAGATAATGCTCCTTCCCCATTGCCCTGTTTAATATAGGCGATACATCCGATGTGTACTTTTGCGTTAGGATAAATCTGTTTTGCTCTTGTCATAAAGTTTTCAATTCCTGCAAGAATGTCGGAGACAGAATGACTCCAGTCATTAAATCCACCCGCAACAACAATATCTGTAAAGTAGTCTGAAGCGTACCGGGAGGAAACAAGCATATCAGTAAATGTAGTACCGGTAGCAAAACCAATACCACCTTGTAGAGCTTTTACATACTGGTCAGATTCAAGTCCCATATACTGAGCACAATATTCTACCCATCCTACATTGCCACCATCATGAGAGTAACCTTGTGCATAGCTATCACCAATGAATAGATAGCGTTTCTTGATAATATTACTTCTATATTCTGATAGCTCATGACCGTAATATTTAACTGCGGGCATATAATAGTCAGCACTGGTTGTTCTGTATCCGTTAACAATCATTTTTACTGCTTCATCCGGGAGGGTGATCTGCACGTTTCTATGACCGGAACTGTTAGCGAATGTGGATTGTCCAATTACAGTATCATTAGAATCATAAATGATATAAGCGGGATAGGCTGAAGCATACTGCCATCCGTCAACAAGGTATGTTTCACCACCTGTAACAGTGAAGGTGGCATAAATATATGCACTGTTGCTTCCTTCGCTTCCGTTAATGTGTTTTGCTTTTCCGTCAGTATAAACCCCTGCAATGTAGTCAAAACCAAACGGAATGTCTTCTCCTGTGGGGTTAGTTATTTTATGCCATACAACCTTTGTGGAAGTGTCATAGCCATTCCATATATCTGTTTCACTCATCAAAATATATGCAGTATAGCCGTTGGAGTATGGACTCAAGTTGGGGTTGAATTTAATCAGACACCCATTAGTTCTGAACTCTTCCGGAAGGTTATTTACAACACCATAAGCGGAAGCACCAAGAGGATAAATGTAATTGTTCGGATAATTTCTAATATCGTTATATTCACTATGTGCAGTAACAAAGGTATCATTTATTGTTTCACAGAAGGGTTTGACCACGTTTCCAAACATATATTGGAAGTTGACGTCAATCAGTTTAGCTTGTGGCTCATGGTCACTCTTTCCGTTGATATAGAAGTGGTCAGTTCCATTAGGAATTGTGACGAGTTCTTCTTCATGGACAGTGTTGCCCCAAATACCATAATATCCGATGATATTATCGGAACTGTCATAAAAAGTGACTAATGGATACTGTTCTCCCCACGAGTTGCCAGTGACCAGAATCATCTTTTTAGCGTTTCCAGACTGTGAACTCATAAGTTTGTAAGCATACTGACTGCCAGAGGAAGGAGTGCCTGTAGTTCTCCATGCCTTTCCGTTTGTGAGGGTTCCGCTCATGTTAGAAGTGGACAATACAGTTCCTTCCGGCACTCTTGCTCCTGTATCTTTAGCAGTCTTTACTTCCTCTGAAGTCACTTCGTTATATGTCCTCTGAGCCATCATACCGAGTGCAGAATAGTCATCTGGAATAGATTCAAGAACTTCGGCACCTTTAGCGTTAAGTTGTGAAATGAGAGAGTTATAAGCAGTGGTTAAATCTCCTAACGCAGTGGCAAGTTGTCCCGCAATATCTTCACTGTGAGTGTTATACCATGCGTTTAGAAGTCCTTCCAATTCTGTTTTCTTTTCTTCCAGAGAAGTAATACCACTACTTGTAGCATTTTCCAGACTTTGAAGTCCTTCATTAAGTGTTTCTTGAATGGTAGAATACTGATCGAGAAAGTCTTTGGCAATTTTAATTATCCAATCCATGTTCAATTCATGGAAGTTGGTGTACGGGAATCCTTCTCCAAATGCTCCAGTGTTCATATAATCCTCCTCTCAATATACCAAAATGCAGAAACGCATTTTGAAATCTTCTATGATTATATCATAGAGATTGAACAAATCAACTTGCCGTTGTTCTTTAATCATTTTCTGTGTAGTGGTCACACCAATGTTCCCATGTGCATGAAGTGTGTGTTCTCCGTCATTTGCAGTGGTGACTCTCTCCCCGTGTTGCTTGGACTGTGTAATGTCTTCCGTTTTCCCGAATGTAGTGGTGCTATCCCCTGTGCCTGTCTCCGTCTTTCCATATGTGGTGACGGTTTCATTATCGACATTATCCCGTGTCTGTTTAACCAGTCCGTCATTACCTTGTGCAGGTGCGGGTGCATCATATCCGGCAATCCAGTGTCCTGCGGTCTGTGTGCCGGTCACATTATCCGCACCACCCGTGTTGTACTGGCTACTGCTTTCAGTGTCTTCGGAACCGCCCTCTCTACGGGCAATGGTGTCGGTGTCCGTACCGCTATGCGTAGTGCTACCGGTACCGGTGTCGGTACCTTCCTCGTATCTGTTGTAGTTCTCGATGGGGTTGTACTCGTACTGTGTAGTGGCATAGAGTCTGTTCCAAATGTCAATCTGTTTGGCAGACCATACACCGAGAAGGTTCTTAAAGACAACGGGGTTGGGATACAATACTTCCAGTTCTGCGGTTTCAGCGAGAAGGTTCTGTACAAGAGTGTCTTTGTCCAGTGCTTCGGGGATTTGCATAAGGTCAAAAATCGTATCGTCCCAGTTATAGAGTCCCAGTGGGGACAGATTAACGGCTCTTCCCATAGTAGCTTTCTCCTTCCGCAGTATTTGTCACAATCATCTTATCCGGGTCGTGTCTCCAGTCAACTGTAACAGTGGTGCCAAACATAGCATTAGTTTCTTCCGCACTCTTCTTCAACTGCTCCAACCACAGTTCACACCGGGTGATTGTCTCAATGTTATTAGCATTTACTTCGTCGGTGATTAGCCTTTCTTTTTTGTCAGTGTTTGCATTTGGGATGCCTATGTCAGTATCGAACATGGCTTCGATCTTTCTCATGTCTGACAACACACGATCTACAATATAGTTCTGTCCAATGTTCTGCTGAAATGCGTTCCATACTTGTGTGCCATCTTCCCGGAAAAGTTGCTTGTCCACCACCACGCATGGTTCACCGCTTGCCACCCTGTCAAACAACTTCTTATATGTTTCCGCAGTGTTCTTATCCTTTGCCGGGAACACGAAGGACAGGTGACTGTTCAGAAGGTTAACCGATGCGGTTTCGGCACATAGTGCCATCATATCTGCATAGTAGTTCACTAAGTCATTGATACCACCCCAGTCCGGTTGAAGTTTGAACACAGTGCAGTCGGTTCCGATACGGGGTTGAAGTGACCCTTTCAGAAGCGGGTTGGTAATGATAAGGTTGGTGGGTTGGTAATAAATGTCGTAGCCATATGGCACACCGGCTTGGCAAATTACTCCATACTTGTTTGTCTCCACCACACCGATATATCCCCATGCATAAAGCACATAAAGGAAATAATCCCGGTTCCATGTTTCCGGCAATTTCCACTCAAATACGGAAATGGCTTTTTGAAATAAATACCTGCGGAAAAATCTCTGAAGTGCCACGTTCTTTACGTGTACAGTAGAAGGGGAGAAACTGGAGTTATACATATTAATATAGTCATATGTCTCCGGCACTCCATAACCTACACTCTGAGGCATCTGCGTTTACCTACCTTTCTTGCTAAATTCTGCCGATAAAATGATACCATAAAAGGGACTCTTGTACCAGTGCCGTGTATGTTGTCAAAAACCCATTCGGCATTTCTCCAACGTTGTTCCTCATCCGGGTCTTTCGGTCGTTCATATGCCCATAGCCAAACATCAGCGAGGATATACGGCTCTTCAGTGCTTGTCACAAAATCGTTCCATGTGTGTTTGCCGTAGTTCTCCAGCGACCACTGTATGTTGTTCTGATATTCGTAAATGATGCGGTCACACATTGTTGTTCCAGATTGAGGGTCTTTCTGTTCATCCAGTGCCCACTGGTAATATTTCCGGCAAGGTGTCCACTGGGTCAACCCCATGCCCCTATTGTCTGCCAGTATTGCGGATGGGTCACTCCAGTCCAGTGACCGGTTCTGAAATGTCCAAGGGTTGACTGTAGATTCCACCATCAAATTACCGAGCATCCCGGCTATTGCGTTAGGTGTCCAGTTCTTTTTGATGAAGTAGTCATAGACCATATTCATGTTGTCAATCTGCACTCGCTCCGGTGTGGATTGTCTTACATCGGTTGTGCGGAAGAGGGTATTTAGTTCTACCCACCACCCGTCATACTTTGTCGGATTAACTGATGCCATTCGTCTTCACTCCCAAAAGAACCCTGTCACGAGGAACCTGCTTACCGCTTCACGTTCCTCATCATAGGCGTTTAGGTCTATCTCCCCATCCCCGCACAGAACAAAACCGGTGAGGGTGTCAATCCTCCGCATTTCACAGAGCGGTCTGCCTTTATGCGTAATGTCTTCATCTACAACCACATAGTGAATGACAGTCATAATGGTGCCAACACCGATAGAAATGAAAGAGCCGTTGATACCGCTCGTCATCAACTGAGGCATAGCAGTTTCAATCGTATTAGCAATGGCTCCACCGGCACTCCCGATGGCTCCCAGTACAGCACCCACAGGGCCTCCGGTAACAAATCCAGTCACCCCTCCTTCCGCGGCTTTTACACCGGCATCAATTGCACTGGTGACGGCTCCGAGATAGTCCCTACCAATCTGTGCCAACTGAATGGGGACACCCAACATGAACTGTGTTTTGTTCATCTCCACCCTGTTGGTTCCCTGCGGATTGTCGGAAACAAATATCTGTGTCAGACATTCTCCGGTAATGAAGTCCACTGTATCAAGGACTGTTACATAGTCACCCACTTCGATATATGCAGTGTCTACCGGAAGAGTGCCAAACTTTCCCCACATGGTTACCTTGGTATAGGGTGCATAGTTCAGATATTTGCCACGGGTCGGTGCCTGTGGATGGTTCGGGATATGCTGAGTCCCCCAGTCAAACACCCCAGTAAATCGTGTCAGCTTCTTGCCGGAGATGGAGTCATACAACCACCACCCTATTTGGATACCCTTCTGTTGGTCACCTACCATGTTCGTCTTGGCTACCGGGAACCATGTGCAGGAGACGATATACTGATAAGGGTTGTACATGGTTTTGAAAATGTTCTCGGTCATGTCGGTTTCTTTCCAGTGTGCTACACCGCCAACAAAATCAATCAAGTTCATGTCTTCCAGTCCCTGTTGTCCAAACAGAACATATCTCAACTGTCCGAATTCGGCTTGAGTCATGGCATAATATGCAATAGCACCAACCGACCCTGTCTCCTGTGTGTTCTTTCCACCTATGATGCCCACCACATAGGTGCCATTAGTGATGGTGTCCCCGATACCATACGGGGTATCATAGGCAACTTTCTGCACATCAAAGTCAGTGGTGGCAGGATACATTTTATCCGTGATGGCACCATTGAAGTCAGCAGTATCAGAATCAGTCCGAAGTATATACTCGTTCTGAAGTCCGATCTCCCCTCTGTAAGTGGCAAGCACATCCACTTCCATAGAGCATACCCACAGTCCGTCATTCCATGTCCAGTCCTTCACCCAGTAATACCGAGAGAACGCAGGAATGTAAGCATACCGGAAAAAGTCATCATGCATGTTCTGCTGAATGGGTGCTTGAAAACTTACCACCGGATGCAGGATGGAACAAGGCTCTTTCAGAATTCCGTTGACAGTCTGCCGGTCTACAGTCCCTCCTACCACTGGACGCTTCGTACTATTCTTCTTCTTGTAGAAGTTGACGAAAAAATCAATCTCCATTTAACATACCTCCATAAAAGAATAGGGGATAGCTATCACACTATCCCCTCGCTCGACTGTGGGCATCAGTCGAGCAGGAATACCACGCCTTTCTCGCAGTTGTCACTGAAGCATCTGAGACGCATATGGTACCACATATTCCTGTATTCCCCTCTGGCATTTACGGAAGTGGGGATAACCTTTTCATGGATTATTGCCCAACCCATTGCATCCTCATCGAACAGAAGAGCGAACACGCCAGACTTGTTAACAGCTTCACCAGTGGTAGCTACACCGGAGGCGTTAGTGTACGTAGGAGTTACCATGATCTTATCCGGGGTGTCGATGCCCTGCCAGAAGTTGATGGTTTCAACGTCCGCATATTTCAGATAGTTGTCATGGAAGGTGTCGGCAAGAACACGGGCATCAATCTGATACCTATCCTGCCCAAGCATATACATCTTCTGTTTGTTGTATGGGGTATGACGGGGAACCGGCTTGCCGTCAATCGTGGTCTGATACCGGGTGGACATTTCTTTGAACAGGGATGCAACGGAGGCAATCCTTCCGTATACCCACTTCATAAAGGATGGATAGTTGTCCGGTTGGAAAACAGTGGTGGCAGTGAGGGACAGACCGGTAAGGGCATTGTATTCGGTCAGCAGATGGACATTCCGGCTTGCATTGTTCTCCGCAATCAGACCACCGATAAAGTTGGAGACAAGTCCACGGCTCATGTTTTCCTTTGCCAGTTCGATCTTGTTGCTCATGTCCGTGGTAATCATGGACAGGAACTGTCCGAACTCACTGGAAGAACGGAAAGCAGTTTCCAACTGATCTTCAAAGACCGTGTAGTGGTCAGAGAATACGCTCTGTCCAAGGAAGTTGGTCTGAATGAAATCTCTCTTATTGATAATCCAGTGGTCAACGCTCAGTCCGTTACCGGTGGGGTTGCCGGTCTGAGAAGCATCAAAGGTGACCGGATACTTGTAGGCATCATCGTCTTTCCAGTCGGACGCCACAATGTTAAACTTCCGCATATAGGCACCCCACTGGGGCAGGTCTTTCTCCAGTCCCTTCATGGATGCACTGTAGGGACGAATGGCAAAAATCGTCTTCGCAAGCACATTGCTCAGTGTATTGAAAATCACATCTTTGCCGAGGGTGAGGGCGGTCTGTGCAACGGAAATAAAATCCGCTTCGGTATTGATTACCGCACTCCGTCCAGTTGCCTGTTTCACAAGGTCATTCAGAACCGCACTGGACTGCTGAAAGGTAAGGGTATTAACACTCATTTCTTGGTACCTCCTTTGGTCTTTACTGCTTCAAGAAGCTCCTTCAGAACTTCAAGAATTTCCTTCATTACATTTACAAGGTCAAACATGGTCACTGGTTCCTTTCCTTAAATGTCGGTCGGATAATCTCTGCCAACATATCCTCCGCAGTGGGAGTCTGAGGGTTGCCGACTCCGGGAATCACACTCTGTGCAATAGCATTGGCCTGCACCGCACTGGTCAGCTTTGCAATACTCTGCATAAGCTCTGCCATAGTAGGCTCAGACTGCACCGGTGTCGGTGCCTGGGTGGGTGTGGGTTGGGGTACGGCAACGGGTTCCGCAATGGGTGCCGGTTCGGGTTCTGCAACTGGTGCAGGTGCCGGAGTTGGTTCTGATACGGGGACTGGGTGAGACTGTACGGGTGCTTGTTCCATTGCTTTGATTTCGTCATGGGTGAATCCTGCCTTTACAAGTGCGATGATGTCATTGAGTTCCATTACAATGTAACCTCCTTAATGAATTTTGTCAAGGTTTCCAACGCTTTCAAAGCTTCCTCCCGGGTGACAGTAGTGGTAATTGGCTCATTGTAGTAGTCAATCATGCTCATTAGACCAACACGATTGAAAACGGATAGCTTGCACCGGGAGACACCGGCATTTTTCCGTTTGCTCCCCTTCAATTCCTGTGAGTCCATGCAAGGGTATTCTTCATCATCACCAAGATAGAGTCCGACATGGGAAGCATTGCCCAGTTCATCATGGTATCCCCGTTCCACTTCTCCCCCGTCATTCTTTAATAGGAAGAGAAAGGCACCCTGTGGAATCCTTCCGAACTTCTGTACACACTCGTCAATGGTTCCTCTCCAACTGATGAAGTTCCTCCACATGGAGTTAGAACCACGCCAGTTATAGGGGTTGCCGTCCGGCTTTCGTACACCGGCATCCTTCAATACCTGCTCCACGAATCCTTGGCAGTCAAGTTTGCTATACGGGATACCAATATACCCTCCGTCCCTCGCCTGTTCTACCAGTTCGGCTCCGGTGATACGCACCATTATTCTCCCTCCAGTTTGTCGAGTAACTTCTGAATGACTAACGTGTTATTGTTAATTGCTTCGGTGATGCTTCTCTCTTGGTCAGTGAGGGCAGAATTGAAGGTGATTTTTAGGTCTGTAATGGTTGCAGTCAGTTTCTCCGATTCTTCCCTGTGTGCCTTTTGCTCGTTCTGTAGCATTACGAACATAGCAATGGCAACGGCAATGGGGAAACCAACTGATTGAATGATTGTCAGAATGTCCTGCATACCCGTTCCCTCCAATCTCCTCGGAGAATAAAGAAATGGTGGGCTACCCTTGTGACCGTGCGGAGTCATGCCCGCCCTTCCGAGGCTTGCACTGGGCAGGTAACCCACCGGAATTATATTACCATAAACGTTTTTGTTCTTCAACTACTTCCCGTTTTGTAAGATAGACGATGTTGTCAATATTGTCCATCGCACATTCATCGCAACTGTTATAGCCGGAGCATTTACCCATTAAGAAATAACACAGAATACTGTCCCGGATTTCTTTTATACAATTGAGTTCCTCATCTGTGTCCACTGATATGCGTATCATGTTATACCTCCCAATATTTTATAAACATCTTCTCTGATAATACATCCTCAAAATCCATCTTATTTCCTATGTACATATCCCAGTGCGTCCTATATATCCTCTGATAGTGAAGTTTATCGGTGTCAGTTGTTGAGAATGTCTTATTGAAAACACCGGACATATGGGTTGTGCAGTACAATCTGTTCTCGCTCTTGTGCCGATAAATACACAACTCTCCGATGGAACACACCGGCAGGAATTCATTCAGAGGACGAGGGCGAACGTGTTGTCTGTCCACATTAAAATCGTTCTCCAGTGCCATACTTGCGAACTCTGAGCCGTTCGTCAGATTATACAGGGCGGTGTCACTCTTCCTCCGGCTGATAGGTGACCGGTGCAACATGATAAGCTGAATCCCTCGCTTGTCATCCGTCCATCTGTCTGCGTTCCCCTTCTGCATCCGGTCAGCAATCCGTATAAGCTTCAGTGACTCAAACACCGGATTAGTTATATCGTTCGCATTGGCAAGGCATAGCATCTGAATGGGGGCAATGCCTTTCAGTTCCCGGTTCCGGTTCATCGTTTCATAGGCATTAAACAATGCGTCTGCTTCATTCTTCAAGAGTCGCTCATGCTTCTCCGGGATGAATTCATCATAGATAAGCAACTGAATGTCTGAAGCATCGAAACCACGCATATTGGAGATAGTGGACAGGGCACAAGTGTACCCCAACTGTGTCTCCGTCTCACCGGTACCCGGCTCATAGAACATCGAGTTGTATTTGCTAATACTCTTCACCATGACATTCCACCCAAGGTCTTCATTCAAAGGTTTGAAAACACTGAACTCCGGCTTACTGATAAGGTCTGCTTGGGACTGGGTTCTCCGCATGAGCATGAACTTACGCCCATCTTCTTTGGCGGTCTTGAGGGCAGTGTAAGTCTTCCCAGTTCCTCGCCCACCCACACAGAAATTGAAGGGGTACCCTTCATCGAGGATACCCCTAATGTTTACATAGCCGGAAGGGTCATAGATTCTCACTGGGCAATGTCACAGGTGAGATATTCACGACCGCCCTTGCTCCGTCCGGCACCGACTTTGAACTTGGTAGGCAGTTCTTCATTACCATTCTCAAAGATGGCAAGGATGTCATAGAAGTTCCTCACGAATGTCTTGGAGTTGGTGGCGTACCGGATGCCGTCAGCAGTCTCCACTGCGAGAACCTTCATCTCGTTGCCGTTCACATCCTCATCGGTGTACAGAACGAACTTCTGAATGTCCAGTACTTCGCCCTTGGCATCGGAAAGCTTGCGAACATCGTTCCCCTTGGTCAGTGCGTAAATGTCTCCTGCGGTCAGATTAGCGGTTTTCTTGATGATTTCCATGTTTGTCTTCCTCCTCGTTGTGATAGTGTTGTGATGTTTCTCCCGGGTCTTCGCACAATCCGCACCGGCAAGGTGTAGGGTACTTGTGACAAGTTATTTAATTCGGTTGGGAGTTCTGCCGGGGCGTTCACGCTCGCCGGGAAGTAACATGATCGCCTTAATAATCTTATCAAATCACATAAGGATTGTCAAGATAATATTTGGAATATTTCAAAATTCTTTCGTACTCCCCAGTGATGCCTAACGTATATTCGGACGGAACAATGGCAACATTTGCAGTAATCGGTAAAACATGGCCGTCAATGACCACCGAATCCATCGGAGGATTATCGTTATAGACCGCAGAAGTCCCACCTGCTTCGGTGAACACGAAACCTTCTTCAAATGCCGATAAGCCACCATGTTTGTCGAGCTCTGCACCGCCTTTTTGCTTATTGACACCCGCAATAGTGCAATGGACTCCCTCACCCGGTCTTTCCACGTAAGCATACTTCTTGGCTCCTAACGTTTTGAATTCATAATAGGCGTAGCCGGTGTCCTTTAGGTCTTCCGTTTCAAAAACTCCCATATAGTGGGTTACACCGGAGGGGTCAGTAGCATATGACCCCGACTCAAGACACTCAGCAATTCGATCAGCATTATACTCAGTCCAGTCAACACTGCCAACGTACTTAACAGAGTCAGTATCGCAATAAATAAAATCAGCACCTTCCGTATCGTGTACAAGTTTAATCCCCCTTTCGAGTGCCATTCTGCTATGGGCAGTGACCCACACACCCCACTGGTACGCTAAGAACGCTCGGGAGTTGTTCTTCTCCAGTAGTTCTTCATCGGTTTTGGTTTTGTCTTCTTCCCAGTCACCAATCTGCTGAAAGATGATAGAATGCTTTACCGGGTCTTGTGCCATCATGCCGTATAAGGAATTCAGCAGTGCTTTAGCTTTATCATAGTATACTTCCATGCCTTTTACTCCCTTCAGTTCGGTTTTCTCTTTATAGTATTTGATTACTTCATCAATTAGGGGTTGCGGTAACTTCTTATATGAAGAATACCACCCTTGCAGGAATACCACTTTCCCATCATACTCATCCAGTATGATATGCAAGTCTACATCTGTAATAGTAGTCTCTAAATATTCTGCCCTCAGAATTCTGCCATTGTCCTCAGTGCAAATCCCTCCCTTAATCTTTCGACACTTATCCTTGCTCAGATAGGGACACCCCCAGTACTTGTCCTTCAGCCGTACATTTACAATGCCAACCCTCAAAAGAAGTGCCTTGTGCCGGATATTGATACACCGGGCAATATAATCACTGTTCAGTTCCTTCTCCCTCATCGGCACAAACACGCTCATGGGATATTCGCAGTTACAAATTACTGCCGGGTAACTGGATGATCTATCGGCACTATGCACATTATGGATTATATCCCCGGAATAATACCGGTTGGCGTGAGTGTTCCCGCCCCGGAACGCCTCCCGGAGGGCGTGATATAACTCAATATCGGGGGCAATAGAGTACACAAGTCCATGATGCACATTCCCCTGTTTCATGGCTCTCTTTGCCTCCCGGCGAACATATCCGGTACTTGTTAGCGGTATCGTCTGCAAGGTGTCTCCGTCACGAGCCATAAGAGCATTAACCGCTTCAACCAATCCGAGAACATCATTTGTGCAGTATTCCAGTTCTTCTGAGGACAGGGGCGTCCATGGGTACCGCTTTACGGAATAATTGAATTCCTCACCGGACAACTTCTGATGCTTCACGGCGAACTTCTTGGTGAACTGGGCAAGACTCATATTTGTCAATTTGTAAGAGCAACGGAATTCAAAGCACCCCCACATATCACACTTGACCACCTTACGGGAGGCAATGGCGAATACTTCAGAGGGGTCGAAATTGTATATGCCCTTCAGAAAAGAGTGCTCATAGCTCAGATTGTGAACATACACCACCAACCAACGCTCCGGGGGGAGAACCTTTTTGATAGCTAACTGGAGATTGATGAACTCGTCCCAAGTTCTGCCAATGACAGTCACATCCTCAGAAAACTGCCACTGCCAAATATACATGACACTCTGCTGAATGTCATCGAGCAAAGTTGTCTCGATATCGAAAGCGGTAGTGATGCCCACATAGTGCCGGGGTTTCTTTTTACCGGGGTTTCCCTTCCGATTTTTCAGTAGGGGAGGATTTTTGAAATATTCTGTGGGGTTGAAGTCCGCACACTTAACCACCATGAGAAACTTACCATCCTATCTTTTCATCTAACTCGTTCATGTCTATGAAAGTATACCCGGTCTCCGGGTCTTTCATCTCTTTCATTGCATCTGCCACATCGTCCACATGAGAAAGATATGACTCCAAATTGTCCAGTACATGGTCGAACTGTGCCCTATTCAGAGCAAGGGTTGTGTCTGCCAGTTCCCGGGCAGTATCAGAGCCATAAACTATTTTTCGTTTCCGCATTTCCTCAAGTATGGCAATCGTCCGGTCATAGTTTTCTTTGTTCAAAGGAATACCTTGCTGGTTCCATGTCTCAATTGTTTTCTGCCGGATTTCCCTCTGTCCGGATATACTGCTCTTCTTGGCACCTACAAACTTAGAAAGTTCGGAGAACGCCTTGGCAAAGTCATTGTCTTTAATTTCCTTCAGCTTCGGAAAACCACCGGTATGTTCCTGCAAGGTTTTACTTCCGGCAAATTCTGATTCCTTCATACGTTTGATACGTTTCTCTGCTATATCACGCATCCGGGTATACTCTTTCCGCATAGAGGAAAGGTCTTCCCTCTGCATAACCTTTGCCACATCTACCGGGACTCCTGCCATTACTGCTCACCTACCCGAATACCGAAAGACCGGATATAGTCCACGATTGCCCTTGTAACAAGTGCGGAACGATTCATATCATACCGGTCTATCAATTCCTGCATAGCATCATAAATGTGGACGGGAAGGGAGACAGAGATTATCTCCCTGCCCCCCTTGCGGGTGGTGCCTTTACTTCCATGTTTCATTGTAGTTATCCTCCATTATTTTTTCGTGCATCTTTTGGCACATATTAATAATATTAGCAGATTCCTCCTCTGTCAAGAATGAATCCCAGAAGGCACACCGCCAAACAGTGACTAAGATTGCATCCCCGGCAAGACCATAGTTTCGGGCAGAATTGATTCTTCCGATGTAGAAGTCATATACGCCCTCATAACTCATCTCTATGCACACCCCAATTCTTTGCGTTATACATTTCCATCTTCATACACTCATTAAACCCTTCAAAATCAGCACATCCGTAAGCGAACCCGAAAGGATACCCCTCCTCTTGGTAGTAGGTTTCGATAACATCATCATACTTGACGAGCATGATGCGGATAGGAATCTGCTTTCCGTTTACCTCTACCACAGTAAACCCATGACGAACAACTGGACGATTCATAGCACAACTTCCTTCCAAACATTCATCAGATAAGAAACATCTACAAACCCGGGAAATTTATCTGCAAGTATAACCCCATTTACTGGAATATACTCCATCCCCTCCGCATTCTCCCGTAACCATGCGGAAAGAATATCCCTTGCCGATACATTAGAAATAGGTGCAACGTAATCAGTCAACATATGATACCTTCCTTTCTTCCGTCCCTCTGGGACAGACTACGAGGGAGGGAATCCCTCCCCTGTCTGTCTATCTCAGAACGGCAATTCCTCAGTAGGATGCAGATTGTCAATCGACCGGATAACCGGGTCGGGTGTCTCCCATATGGTTTCATAATGCCCACAGGCGCGTCTCTGCAACCGAACCGCCCGGCAACCTCTCCAAACATATTGGAGATACCACCGTTCTGCGGTGGTCAAATCCTCAATACAGGGGTCAAAACAAAATCCGTCATGCTTCGTCCGATACTCTACAATATACATCACTCACGCCTCCTTTGTAATATAATCGGTGTCGGTTTCTTCATCTCTCCAGTAAATGTAGTGGTTGCCCTTCCGTGTGGTGAACCTCTCGCAGAGATGAAACATTTCATTCTGCTCCTGCTCCTTCCGGTACTCGTCAAAAGGTATCAGACAGGCAACCATAACCACCTTGTCCCCATCCAGTAATACCCGGAGGTGATTGCACTCTTCCTCAGTAAACCACCAAGACGCCCGAGCGAACAATGCCCCGTCCTTCTTGAGTCCACATACCCGGTATTCGTCCCTTGCTCTGATAGTGTCCATATTGTACCGCCTTTCTCCTGCTACTGGTGCAGGCTACGAGAGGAGGAGTCCTCCTCCCGTCTGTCTGCATCAGTCGGCAAATACTTCGTCTAACACTTCGGAGATGCACTCGGAAAGCAGATAACATCTGATGGTCACATCCAACCGCTCCCAGTCCCCGTGATTTAGCCAATCACCAAGCTCGCAGGAAGTAATCCCGAAGTCCTCCAGAGCTTGACCGAGATAGTATTCTGCATCGTCATCGAGGAAAAAGTTTTCCTTCGCCTGTAGACGGCTAAAGGTATAGGAGCCGGATGCGTTTCCCGTAACACTGTCTTCCGTCCAGAGAACATCAGATAGCCAATTTTCGACCTCGTCCCTGCTCATTCCTTCCCAGTCCTCCCGGTTGTCCTCCATGTAGTCCCGAATATCCTGCATCTCTGCTCCCTTGTAATCATAGGTACGTTCCATTGTTCCAACCTCCATTTTATTTTGTTCTGTACACTGTACTGTTGTACCTTGTACACTGGTACAATTCGACAATTCC